ATCTTCGAGCCCGGATGCTGCACTGATTTGCGCACCAGGCCCACCCCGCCCACCTGAAAGGCCAGGGCCTTTTTGTTCCGGGCCCGGATGACGTGCGCCCGGGTGACCCCGCCGTACTCGTGGATGGCGCCGTAGACCAGGGACAGCCCGACGCTGCCGATAATACTGTCGCCGCTGTCCTGAAATTGGGAGTTGATCTTGCGGCGCAACGTGCCGGACTTGTTTTTCAGGACCGGGCCGGAAACCTTCTGTTTTGCCGTCCGCTCCACATTATAGGTCTCTGCCATGACCGCCTGGCGCACCAGCCCCAGGACCCGGGGCGGCACTTCCCCCAGGTGCTTGATAACCGCTTCGGCCCCGACAATCAGCGCCCGGATCATACCGGCACCACCTTTTTGTAACCCTGGAGCACGGTCTTGACGCTGGCCGGCACGTCCCGGGTTGAGAAGGTGACGTTCTGCCCCTGCATGGAGGCCGAATCCTGGCCGATGCGATCCCGCTCCTTGAAACGCACCGCAATCACCTCGATCACGGCCTGCTCCAGGTCGGCCGGAGTGGCGGCCCAGCCCCGGGTGCAGGTCAGCCCGATGTTGCCCCGGCCCCGGGTGAAAAGGTATCCCTGCACCCACACGGAGCTGGGACTGAAGCGGTAACCGGAATCGGTAACCAGGGTTGCCGGCGGAATCGCCACCCCGTCAATCACCAGGGAGGTCACGCCGGTCAAAGGCGGCTTGCCCCCCAGGGGCAGGACATCGCCGCCGTGGCCGTCCAGCACCAGGGCATAGCTTTGAGAGGCCACCGGGTAGCCGATCCAGTTCTCGACAAACTGGCTGGCCGCGGTGATCATCCGGGCCAGGAGGGCATCGCCGGGCATGACGGTGGTGTAGGAAATATTCACCGTTAACCCGGCCTGGGCCACGTTGAAGGTATAGACCCCGGCGGCCACGGCAAACTGGCCTGCGGCCGGGGAGCCGGTCACCTTGACCAGGGCGACCCCGCTGACCGACAGAATCACCCCGGCGTCGCCGTTCCAGGCCGCGGCCTTGGCCACGGCGGCGGTATACGGCCCCGGCGCCAATGGGATGACCGCCGATTCCGTCACCTGGCCCAGACCCAGCCAAGCCTTGAGATTCGCCAGAGTGGTAAGGTCAGCCATTTAAAGACCCGTTTTCCGTTTTCCGTTTTCCGTTTTTCGTGGGGCGGACGTCTCGCCGTCCACCGGCGCCGGAGTGAATCCCCAGCCCGGCTGGGTGAACTCCGCCGCGGCCTCGTCCGGCACTTCCACCACGCCGTCAACCACCTTATAATTCCGGCCGTCCCAGCTCACGCCGCCGCAGCCCTTGGGGGCTTTCAGTTTCATCTTTATCTCCATATAGGCCAGGGGCTTTACTGACCCCTGGCCCCTGATCCCTGACCCCTGCCTTTACCCGTTAGCGATATTGGTAATCAACCCCCAGGCCGGCGGGAAGTAGTTCTGCAGCACCTCGTCCACGGTGATGGAGAAATCCCGCTTTAGGCTGGTGAGCACCCAGTCGATCTGCATGTACTCCCAGCGGGTGCGTACCTGCACTACGTTCTGCACCCCGGAGAGGGAGTAGGGCAGGGCCATGCACTCAAACATGATGGTGCCCGGCGCCAGATCCGGGTGCACCGCCACCGGGATCTCCTGGCCGGTGATGGGGTGGATGTAGCCGGTGACGTTGACGCCGCCCAGCACCGCCCCCTGGCGGGTGTCGATGGCAAAGGCCACGGCGCTGCCCGCCGCCCCGGTGAGCACCTTGGCGGCCATGTTCTGCTTTTCCTGGCCGTTCACCCAGATGCAGGTGGGGATGGTCTTGTAGACGTTCCAGAAGTGCACCAGGGCCTCGTTGATTTCGACGATGCCGGTCTTGGTGTCCGCGGTGAGCGGCGTGCCGGTGCCCGGGGTGCCGGTGGCCATCGTCTTGATGTAGCCGTTGGAGCCGCTCTTGAATATCTGGTAGAGCAGGCCGTCGAAGATCAGGGCGTTTTTGGAGTTGTCCGAGGCCGGCAGGTCGCCGATGACCTGGGTGCCCGCGGCCACCGGGGTGGTGATGAGATAGCTGTTGATGGTGGTGATGGCCCCCAGTTGCAGGGCCTGGCCGTCCTCGCCCCAGTACCAGGCATAGGCCACGGCCCCGGAGACCGCCACCACGCTGGCCTTGATGGAGTGGGTGGCGTTGCCGTCGTCCGCGGTGGTGACGTTGGCCGCGGCCGATTTCTGGCCCGAGCCGCCGCCGTAGGTCTCGGTGGTGCCGTCGCCGTTGGCCCGGCTCACCACCGCGGGCACGCCCCCGGACACCGAGGCGTTGCGGTAGCCTTCCAGGGTCAGGGCGACGCAGTGCACCACATACTTGGTTTTAGCCTTGCAGGTGCCCCCGGTGCCCACATCCGCCAGGGTGGGGGTGCCGGTGGTGCCCAGGGCCACCGCGGCGCCGTTGCCGCCCAGGATACAGAACTCCTCCTGAATCATCAGGGACCGGAGCAGTCCTTCCACCGCCGCGGCGTTGATATCCATGAAGCCCTTGCCCGCCACATCGGCCTGGAAAGTCACGTAGTCGTCCAGCACCAGGGTGCGGTAGGCCGCCAAATAATCGGCCACGCTGGTGGTGACGATGCCGCCCCGCCGCCCTTCTCCGGCCCCGGCGCTGAGGCCCGCGGTGTTGATGCCGGTGATGGCCTTCCAGTTGGCCTGGGTGCCGAAGCCGCCGCCCACCCGGGGGATCTTGTTCCGCAGGGGGGTAAGCACGGGGTAAAGGGTCTTGGCCGGGGCTTCCAGATCGTAGCCCTTAAGCCCTTGCGTGGCCCCGGTGCCTCCCAGGGCCGTGGTGAAGGCCTTGGCCATCTCCGGGGTCGGCTGCGCCAGGGCCTCTCTAATCAATTGCAGGGTTTCGTTAATCATGGCAATTCTCCTTCGTTCGTGGCGCAGGCGTCCCCGCCTGCGATCCTCTTGCTTTAGCCCAGGCTGATGGGGTTGGCGTGAGCCGCCTTGATGAGGCCCTGGGTGTCCTTGTTTTTGAGCATCTCGTCCTGGGTGGGGCCGTCCGTTTTGGCCAGGGGCTGCACGTCATCGCCCCTGTCCACGGCTTTCAGCGCCCCCTTGGCCGGGGCCGGCTCGGCCTCCACCTTGGCCAGGCGCTCCGTCAGCGCGGCATTTTCCGCCTCCACCTTGGCCAACTGCTCACCCTGGGCGTTAAAGGCGCCCTCCACCTTTTCCAGGCGCTCGCCCAGGCCCTTTACCAGACCTTCCAACTGCTCCAGTGTCGCCATCTGTGTACTTCCTCCTTGTGGCGCGGGCGTCGCCGCCTGCGAATAATCAACCTTGTTCAGTGGCGCAGGCGTCCCCGCCTGCGGTCCTTGATTCATGGCCATGGCCTCAACAGGCTGCTCCAGCAGCGCCCGGACGTTGGCCGCCATCTCCTCAGCCTCTTCGGCGGCGAACGCCTTGAAGATCTCCACCAGGTCGAGCAACGCTTTCTGCAACCGGGCCGGCACGCTGGAGCCGTCTTTTTCCTCCTCGGCCTCGTACACCACGTTGCCCAACAAACAGCGCAGGTCATAGAGCCGGAACGCCATCTGGGCCACGTCATTGAGGCGCTTTTGCAGCGCCCCGGCCTCCATCACCTGAGTGAACTCCTTCTGCTCTTCACTGCCGTCCACCTTCACCAACGTGAAGCGGGCGCTCTTGATCATGGGGTTGTCGGCCAGGGAGAGTTCGGAGGGTTGCGCGGCATAGCGCGTGTAGTCGCCGTCCTGCCACTTCCGGGCATAACTCCCGCCGATGGAAAAGCCGGTATAGACGCCCGCTCTGACTTTTTTAACCTCTTCGGCGTCCACCACCTTGGCGACCGCGTCTATGGCCTTTTCGTCATCCAAAAAATTAAGGCTCGTGACAATACCCGCCGCGACGCGGGGGTTGTGCATGGCCCGGAGGTTGCCCAGGGACTTGCCGCCGCTGGCCTGGAAGGCATTGTCCGACCAGGCCTTGATCAGGGGCTTCGACTCGGCGTAGTCCATGATCTCCTTTTTCGGATCAGGCTCTTCCGCCGCCGCCCGGCCCCAGACCTCCACGGTGCCGTCGTCCAGTTCCACCACCTTGGTGAGCGGCATGAATAAAATTCTTTCCATCCTCAACCTCCTAACATGGCCGTCATTTGAGCCATCTTTCCAGAATCAATCTGCATTGGGGTCTGCCCCCACAGCAGACGCAGGGTAGTCTGACCCTCCCGGGTGGAAAGCACATAGCGCAGCCACTGAAATTTCAGTGGCGCAGGCGTCCCCGCCTGCGGTTCTTGCAAAAACCTGTTCCAATCCTCAATCACCTGCTGCAGCTCCCGGTTGGCATAATTCTGATAATCCACCTGAATCCGCAGGGCCGCGGCCAGGGACAGGGGCGCCTCCGGATAATGCCCCCGGGGACAACTGATGGGAAAAGTCCCCGCTAACTCCGCCAGGGCCGGATCATCCGGGGCCACCGCCCCGAATAGGCGGCAGATCAGCGGCCGCCGGGCGTAAATCTCGCAGCCCAGATCACCTAAAAAGGGGCAGGATTGGAGCGCCGGGCCGGTGGCAAACTTCCCCGGGTGCCGGATCTCCCGCCATTCGGCCAGGGTCATGGCCCGGGCGTCGCCCTCACAGCACTGGCGGCAGCCCGGCTCGCAACGCATGGCCGGGATCTGCTGGTGCCAGGATTTTAAGAGGCGCTCGATCATGCGGTAAAACCCCTACTTAGTGGCCACGGCAATAATGTTGGCCTCCACCACATCCAGGGACCCGGCGCTGGGGACATCGCTCACCGATCCCCAAAGCTGGATGACGTCATCCGTATTGGCGGTGGTATAAATCACCTCACCCTCCACCCAGGCCAGCGTGCCCGTGGCGGTGGTAACTATATCGGTGACGGCCGTGGCCGGCGAATTAGCCAGATCGGCCGCAGTATTGTTCGTGCGCCTGAGCTTCAGCGTAGCCGTCTGGTTGGCCCCAAAGGTGGCCCCGGTGTATTTGACGTGCGCCCGGTAACGGATGCTCCAGGTGCCGGCCGAGGTGACGGTCAGGGCGGGAGACGTGGTTCCGAAAACCGCCTGGGCCGGGGTGGCCGTCAGCGCATAGGCCGTGCCCGCGGCATAGGAGGTGAGGGGCGTGGTGGGCGTGTACCAGGCGTTCAGCGTCCCGGAGGCGTCGGCAATGGGAATCTTCGAGGCCGTGGGGGTGGCGGTGGCGTTGGCCGGGTTCTGGACTACCAGAGAGGAGCCGTCCAGGGAGGCCACCCCGGAGGCCGCCGCCTTCTGGGCCGCGGTCAAATAGGTGGCCGAAATATCCGGAATATCCCCGGCAAGCAACGCCGCCCACACCGGGGCGGCGGAGACGGTGCCAGTCCCCGTCTGGCTGAGAAACTTGTTGGTGGCGGCCGTATTGCCGGCCAGCCGGGTAACGGCTCCAGACGCACCCCCATACATCACATCGCCCAGGGTGGTCATCGGCATGGCGGCCCGGGCCCGGGCCGTAGTAATGTAGAGGTTGATGCTCCCTTCATTGAGCCAATCCGTATAGAAGGTAAAGCCCGCCGCCAGATAATCGCTGATTTCCAGGGTGGGAGCCGCGGCATTGCCGCTGGCATCTGGCCGCACTGCGGCCCCGCTGCGGTCATAGAATACCGTGGTGCCGGCCGGGAATTTCATAGTAACCGCGGCGTCCGCCTGGGGGATGCCGGCCCCCAGGAGCAGTATAAAAACCATCGCAAGCAGCATCTGTTTTTTCATGCGCTTCTCCTTTTGTGTAAGCTACTCTTCCTTCGCCGCCAGCACCGGCAGCACGTCACAGACGCAGTTAGGGTGGGCCGGCGGCCCCGTGTCGCCGGAGGGGAAGGCGTCCTCCAAAGGGATCACTCCGGCGGCGGCGTTGCCCTCGCATTCGTCACACGGGTATTCCTCCGAGCCCCTGATCCACTCCTTGCCCTGCACCACCCCGGATTCCCGGTAGGCCATCAGGTTGCCCTGCACGTCCGCAGCGGCGATCTCGGTGCGGGCGATCATGTCGCCCCGGCCTTCCGAAAAGCCGAAATTCTCTTGCAGGGCCTGGCCCAACTGCCTGGTGCTCCAGCCTTCCTCCACCGCCTGGGTGACGTCGGCCCGGAGGTAATCCCGGGTGGATTCCTGAATCTTGGTGACCAGCTCAGCGGCCCGGTTCTCAGCCCACTCCACCGCCAGTTTATTGACCTGGTTGACGATGGCCCTATCCTCAAAATCAATCTGGGTGAAGGCCGCCAGGCCGCCGTTTTGCGCCGCCTTGACCAGGATCGCCGCCGCCTCTTCCCGGGTGGCCGAGATCCCGGCCAGCTTTAATTCCTGTAACAGCCGGTCAATCTTAGCGGCCTGATCCTCCTCCGCCTTGGCCAGCCCCAACCCCTCGCCGAGCTGCTCCGCCGCCGCGGCAGCATCGGCCTTTAAAGCCGCCAGCATCAGCTTGTGCAGGGCGGCCCGGGCCTTGACCATCTCCGGCCGCTCCCGGTCAATGGGTTTTAATTTTTTGCTCCTATCAACCTTGGCCAGCTTCTGGGCCGGGAGTTGGGGCCCTGGGGTCCCTGGTTCCCCATCGGTATTCAGTGGTGCAGGCGTCCCCGCCTGCAATCCTTCCGGCGCCAACGGCGCCTTCCCAATCTCATCCAGCAGCACCGGGCCACCCACGGTCATGAGGAAATCCGGCACGTTGTCTTTTTCATAGCCCCGATCCTGGCGGATTTCCGAACGCCGCCGCACTCCGGAGCGCAGGTTAATTTCGTCAATCTCCGCCTGCTCTTTGGGCTTAATGGAGGATTCCTCCTCCCAGGCGAACTCCACCAGGTTAAAACCGCCCCGGGCCAGGCCCTCGTCGACCCCGTCCTTGACCCACTCCATCACCGGCGCCAGCCCCTCCTGCAGGGCCGTCTCCTGGGAGGTCTCGGCGGTGGCTCTGTTCATCTGCTGCACAAAGGCCTGGGGGGAGAGGGAGAAACAAAAACAGACGACCCGGGCAAACCATTCGTCGATGGCGTCCTTCAGGGCCGCCTCTTTCATGCTATGCGGGGTCATGCCCTTGGGCACCCAGGTGCCCCGGCGGCGCTGGGCGGTGTTGCCGGCAAACAGAGCGTCCCAATATTGCTGCCACTCCCGGATCTGCTCGGTGTTCCAGCCCTCCGGCACCTCCAGGAGGGCGTCCGGGAGGTTGCCCTCGGTGTAGTATTGCAGCAGGTGGATCTGACGCCGGATGATGATGTTGACCGTGATGATGATCTGCTCCACCGGGGAGAGGCCGTAAACTCGCCAGGACAGGGGGTTGCGAGGAAAATAAATCAGTTCGTCCACGGTGTAATTCGCCGCGGGCACGCCTTTGAGGATTTGCTGATAAGCCGGGAAAGGCGGCGGCGGCGTCCGCCCGGAGTCGTCCAGCACCGGTTTGATCAGGGCGCCGTCCATCACCTCCAGGGCATAAAGGCCGCCGCCCCGGTCGGGCCGGGGATAAAGGGTGGCGCAGTCGCCCACGAACATGTCTTCCAGCCACATGCGCAGCCACTGATTCCAGCGGTGTACCCGGTCGGGCTTTTTAAACAGGGCCTTGGCCTGTTTGGCCTGGGCCTCCGCCGCGCTCAGGAGACGCTTGCCGCCGGCGGCGGTCTCCTCCGTGGCCTTGATGTTCCAGGCGAGCTTGCACAACTGGTCCTTGCGGGTCTCGATGGCCAGGCGCACCAGGTCGCAGTTCAGGGCCAGGGCCCGGAGGTGCCCGAAGGAGAGGGCCTCCTCGCCCCGGGGCTGCATCCGCAGGTTGTAGCCCGGGGGGTAATCCCATTGGCGGCCCATGACCGACGGCGGGGCCGCCGGGGCCTGGGGATCGCCCGGGCCGAACCAGGCCTCATCGATCCGATAGATCTTGGCCGGGGGCGTATTACCGCTCACCCGATCCACAATCCCCAGATCCAGGGGCTTTTTATTGTCTGAGTTGAGCAAGCTCCGCCTCGGTCTTTTCCATGAGCACGTCGGCCAGCTGCCTCTGGGCCTTAAGCCCCAGCAGACGCTCCTCCAAAACCTGAATCTGCAACTGGCGGTTTTCCTCCGCCAGGTCCTTAACCAGTTCGATTGCTGCGGGTTTTGTCATTTAAAGACTCGTTTTCCGTTTTCCGTTTTCCGTTTTCCGTGAGACTACTGACTACTGGCCACTGGCTACTGCCGACTGACTACTGACTACCGTCTGCCCCTTCCTCCGGGCCTCCTCCGCCTGCATCTGCTCCACCTCATTCCGGTAAAAATCGAACAGGCCCATGCCGGCGCCGCCTTCCAGCAGCGACAGGCAGCCCTCCAGGGCGTCCGGGCCGTCGTCATTCACCGTCTTGGAGGGAAAATAGAGCAACTGCTCGATGAGCAAATCCTGGTTGCCCTGGCCCCGGCAGAACCGGATCTGGCCCCGCTCCACCTTGGGGGACATGCCGGAGATCCGGGTCTCCTTGTTGATGGTCTGCCCCGTGCCCCGGATGGGCAGGTGGAAGCCCCGCTGGGCCGCGGCCCGGTCGAATTCCCGCAGCAGCAGTTTTTGAAAAGCGACCACCTCCACCCCGAACTGCCAGTAGCCCCACTGCTCATGCCGGGCGTAGGCCGCGGCAATGGCCGCGTCGATACTGGCCTTGCGGATGTAGGCGTCCAGGACGTAATAGACCATCTCCCGGCGGTCCCAGCCCACGGTGATGATGGACTTGTAATCGCTGCTGGCGAGGGCCTCCACCGACGGGTCGAAAAACCCGGCCACCACCAGGTGCTTGCCGCTCAACTCCTCGGGGTGGTAAAACCTGAACCAGTCCTCCTGGAAGACGCCTTCTTCGTTTACCGGGTTGTTCTGTTTCTCGGTGTTGAAGGCGAGCGACCCCATCATCTTTTTCTGTTCCAGCAGCTTGGCCACCGGGTGCAGAGACGGCCAGAACGACACCAGCATGGTTTTGCCGTCCGGCCCGGTCTCCTCGTTCAAGGCCCGGTAAAGATGGCGCTGCCAGTGACACCAGGGCTCCTCCTGGGAATGGATGGCGATCCACAAGGCGCTCTTGTTGGCCAGAATCGTCCCGATCCACAATAGGCTGCCGGTAGCGTCGATGGAGGGGTAGACCGCCCGGGTTATCCAATTCAGTAGCTTGCGCACCAGGTCCGGGCTCTTGACGTTCTGGTCGTTTTCCAGGTCGTCCAGGATCACCAGGTCGGGGCGGAACTGCTTATGCTTCAAGCCCCGCAGGCGCTGGCCCCGGCCCCGGGCCTTGAGGCGCACGTCGTTCAGGGTGACGAAATCGTCCACGGCCCAGTTGTCCCGCACCATCTCGCCGAAATCGCACTTGATGCGCTCGTTGTAGAGCAGCTCCAGATAGATGTAGCCGGTGAGATCTGAGGCCAGGTCCTCGGTGTCGCTCCCCAGGATGATGAAATGGCGCAAACCGTGACAGATCTGGTGCAGGGAATAGCCGAAGGAGACGATGGTGGATTTGGCCCCTTCCCGGGGCGCGGCGTCCACCGTCGGGGTCACCACCTCCCCGGGGCCTGGCCGCCGGTCAACCTGGGCTATCAGCTCGTGGTGAAACGGCGCCTCCGGGGCGCTGAAATAGTGGGGCAGATAGGTGCGGAAAAACTCGAAATGGTCGGTCCGGCTGCGCTCCCGCCGGGCCTGCTTGGCGGCCTCGGAGGTATCCTCGAAGGCGGAGACCTCCCGGAAGAGGCGGCCGAGGATCTGGTCGGCCTTCTCCTGGAACTGCTTACGGGTCAACTTCAATTTGAGGGTGCGCGTTGCCATGGCTTACTTATTCCAAACTCCGGAAAAATTCCCGCATCCGGCCGCCGTGCATTTGCAATTCGCCGGGCGCCAGGTCCAGGCCCTTGAGGAACTCGGCATAGAGATCCAGCACGCTTATCGCCGCGGTCTTGATATCCTGGCCTTTTTCCAGCTTCTCGATGGTCAGGACCGCCTTATAAATCGCGTCATACAGGCCCGCATTGATGATGGTGGGCTGGGTTTCCGCCGCGGCCCTCAAGGCTTCCATCTGGCCGTTCAGGGTCTGCCGCAGCCATTCGGCGATATCCCGGGGATTAGTCAGGGCCGCGGCCCGCTCCTTGCCCCACTCCCCTTTTTTGGCCCACTTATAAAGCGTGTTCTGGGAAACCTCGCCGTGAAGCAGCTCGACGATCTGATCCACCGTCTTGTTTTCCTTGACGTAGAGCCGCCGGGCTTCGTCGTAATAGGCTTCTTCCTTGCGGCCGGCCATCAGCCCCCCAGCTCCTTCTGCAGCTTGCGGGCCTCGGCCATCACCGTCACCAGTTCATTGGCCGCCGCCTGGATGGAATGTTCTTTGATGGAGGCCAGGTCTTCGTCGTGGACCCGGAAGGTGTTGACCTGGATGGTTTGGATGAGCTGGTCGATCCGGATCAGCAGCGCCTGGAAGCGTTCCTGTTGTTCCATTTTCGCCAGCTTGACCAGGCGTTCCGATAAATCCGTCATCTCACCTCCAGCAGAGCGGCAGCAGCCGGGCCGCAATCTCGATCAAAAACACCAGGACTCCAAAACCGCCCAGAATATAGGCCAGGCGCAGCCTGATGGGGTTAATTTTTGCATCGATTTTTGCATCGACTTTCGCCTCGATTCTGGCCAATGTTGCATGGGTATCCAGCACTACACAGGTATGGGCCGGGTCCCGATGCACCGCACAGGGGCAATTTTCTAGTTTTTTCAACCGAGTCTCCCGGTCAGCGCTCCCGGTCGCTTGCTGCGACATCCGTGCGGTGAGCTGCGTTCTCAGTAAATTAATCTGATAGGTGAATCGCCCATCCAACCGGTCCAGCAAGAGGGCGATATTTTGCTTCCCGGCTTCATTCAGACCATCCAACAGCGATGAGTTGACCGGATCATGCTCCACGGCAGCTCACAATCCCGGCGCGCCGGGGGTGCCAACATCAATACCGGGAAACGGGCCGGGGGCTGGCTGGCCTTTGATCGCCCCAGCCGTATCCCTTTCGCTCTGGCTCACCCCGGATCGCAGCGCCGACAATCCCAGCGACCCTAACAGGCCCAGAATCACCTGGTATTGGGTCTGGGTCAGCCAATCCATGCCGACGGCAAAACTGGCCATGGCCATCACTACGGCGACAATATAGGTTCTCTTACCCGTCAACGTCATCTTTGCCTCTCCCCAAAACCCAGAACCCAAAACCCCGGTTAAATCCCCCGAACCGGCCTGACGGCCCGGCTAACGGCCTCGGGGGCACGGCCAGCCACGGCATGGGCTTACTTGACGCCGGCCTGGCCTGCCAGTTCTTGGGCGGCCTGGGCCTGCAAATTCAGTTGCTCAACCTGTCCGGCGCTGGGGCAGTTGGCCTTTTCAATGGCGTCGGCTAGGCCCAGGGCCGTATCCGCGGCCACCACGGCGAGCTTGACCTTGCCGTCAACGTCGGAGCCCGGCGAACCCAACTGCGCCACCAGGGGATCATAAAACCCGTTGACCAGGCCCACCGCGCCCTTGACCTTGCCGAAATTGCCGGGCTGGTCGCAGCAGCCCGCCAGCAGGACCATTATCGCCGCCATCAACAACAGGAGCAGCAGCGCCAACATCTGTAACCACCCAAAGCGCTTGTTCCATCGAAAGAGTCGCATTGTCTTTCCTCCCACAAAAATTCATCGAATCACATCGAATCACGCTGTTCGTTTTATTCATCTTCCTATAAATGCAAATATTTTTCTGCCCGCTATACCCGCTATGCCCGTTAAAGTTGCATCAGGGCAAAAAAAGACCCCTAAAGGCAGGTTTTAGGGGTCAGGTTCCAAGTTTTAGGAAGGCGTAGGGGCGAGCCGGCGGCTCGCCCCTGGTGGATGAAACTATGTAGCCGGGATCAAAATCTCCAGCTTCTCCTTGGCCTGGCGGATTTCCTTGACGGTGCTGGTGAAGATGAGGTTGAGGCCGAACATTTCATCTTCGCCCAGGCAGGTCTCCTTGTAGTCCATCAACGACGCCACCGCCAGCAGCTTGCAGGCCAGGTGCTCCAATGCGTCCAGAGCGTCAGCCCGCGGATGTGCCATGATTCACCTCGGTGGCACCGGCTTCCAGCCTGTGGTCCTTATTACCCCCCTTTAACAAAGGGGGGCTGGGGGGGATTTGCCTGACGCCCTTGAACTCCGCCAACAGCGCCGCCCGGAACTTCTTCCGGCGCTGGTGCTGGTTCAGGGCCGCAAACTCGATGCCCTTATCCTTCAGACGCTTTTCCAGATATTGCACCTGTTCCCGGCTGATCCCCAGAGAGGCCCCGGCCTCCCGCTGGGTGAAGCCCAGCCGCCGCAGGGTGATGAGCTGCCCCAGGTCCTCCAGGCTGATGAGGTCGCCCGCCAGGTCCGTCAACAGCGCCATGCCCTGCTCCAGCCCCAGCTCGAAGGCCCGCGCGACGGCCTGGCCGTTCACCAGCTCCCGGGCCCGCCGGGGCAGCCTCGCCAGCCACAGGCGGAAGTCCTTTGACTTCGCCGTCCGGGAAAACATGCCGATGAGGTTGGCCCCGGTTTCGGAAAATACCATAACTTCTTGATTTCCTGAAGGTGGCCCCAAATTGGTTCCGGCTTTGTGGGGCTCCAGTTCTTCCCGGTTGCGCTGGTAAATCTTGGTGACAGCCTTCCTCGGAAAGGCCAGGCCCAGGCAGCGCCCGATGTCCTCGGCGGTTAGGTAATCCTTGCCGTCGATCTCATATACTGTCACGGGCACTTCGTGAAACTGCTCCACTCTTACTGGATACTGCTCGTTGTTGCTCATTGTTATTCTCCTGACAGGTTTTTTTTGCTACGGCCAAAAAAAACACGGCCCCGACTAGTGGGCAAAAGGTCCCTGTCAGAGAACCCCCCGGGCCTCACGGTCACCGGGCCACTCGCCGGAGCCGTGTGCTAAAGGCTCCGCTAATGAAAAACCCCCTTTCGCGACCCACAAATTGGGACGCATCGGCCGGGGCAGCCCTGACAGGAACTTCTTTGCACCTCCATTGTGGGGCAACCCGGCGGGGTTTGTCAAGTTATTTCTTCGTTATTGAGGGCGTCTCTATACTCCTGAATGGCCGACTCGGAGATCAGCCACTTGCGCCGCCCCTTTTTTATCCCCCGCAGCACCTTGCTCCGGCAGAGCCGCCGGATGGTGCTTTCATCGCATTCCAAACGGAGCGCAGCCTGATCGGTTCGTAGCCACCGGTCCTGCCCGCTCTGCGCCGCCACCGCCGGATGCCAGTTAGCCATCTCGTTTTCTCCTTAGGACGCTACCTGTTCCCAGGGATACCTGGGGCCTGGATCGGCCTTGCGGCCGGGGGGGGTTGCCACGTCCTCATGCCC